AGCAGTAGCAAGAGGATTTTTTCGCGATTATAATGTTTCCATGAATACACCATTTTCATTGAATCCACTCAATGGAGGGCCTAGTCCCTCCTCTGGGGAGCTTGTCTCCTCCCCATCTCGCCTGGATTCCAGGACCATTATATCCCTGGCGAAGTTCTCACTTCCAGTCTCTGAAAAACATTTTACAACATGTTTCAAGTCATCCCAACTTCCATTTGGTCTTCCATTTATGATTGTCAACAAAAGCATCAGTATTGCCTTTATTAAAATGTAAAGCATACTAAAGCATCCAAGTATCAAAGCAGCTAAAGTCATTGCCCGACCATCATCCTCATTGAAACAATGGACATAAACCTTTTCTTCCGTCTGATTTAGTTTCTTTCTACAAAATTCTTCCACAGTTTCAGCATTTACACAAGTGGGGATCCCACAAATTACCAACATTAACAAAGTAAGAACTGACCTTTTTAGGGCAAGATTAGCCATTCCACTGACTTTGCTTCCAATTCCGTCCATTGCATTTTGCAGGTGCCCTTCCATTGCTCTTGACCCATATGCTATTCTTGCCAGTTCAATCAAAACTTCTGCGTCTTTGTGCAGTGCCTGGGCCTCTTTTTTCATTGGCACAACACTAGCCATATTTTCTATGGCCATTCCGGCCTTTTGGGCATCTCCCAAGGCAAGTGCAGTGCTTCCAGACATTGACATCTTGTGATGATATTTCTCGCTCCTTTTGTTTTTGCATTGAAGCCAGGCAGCAACGGTCCCAAGCCTTACATCTTCTGTAAAATCCTCTGGGTCATCGTAGATTTGCTCTACCATTTCTGCTTTTTTGTCCTCCCTCATTTCATACATCATCATCATCTCCTTTATCCCTGTCAGGTCTCCTGCCTTCCTCAGAGCTTTTCTTATATTTTTGCAGTCTTTTCCACTCAGTCCTTCTGTAGCTTTATCAAGATCTTTTTTGGCTTCTGACCATGGCTTTATTCCAGGGTACATGGCTCTCAGGCATATGTGCACCACTATGCTCTCTCCACTTGTTAGTTGCATTTCTCCCTTCTTCGCTGCTTTTGCTGCCTCCTTAGCACTATCCATCCCACCTCTTGCAGACTTCATAATCGTTTGCCTGGTCATTGGGTTAACTCCTCTGAGGTATCCCTCAAGTTCAGCAAGTAGTTGTTCTTGTGCCATTGCGTCAAAAATATCCTCTGCTTATGCC